GCTGGATGTTCCGAGAGCGTGGTGGTAAGATTCAGAAGATTGTTATTGAAAAGACTTCGACTAAGTATATTCGAAGTGCTTGTCTGATTGACCTAGCATACTTCGTTGTTCTATACTTCTTCAAAGAGTTGAATAACATTCCAATGTCTACTACTTGGGTCTTTGTTGGTCTATTGACTGGTCGTGAACTTGCAATCGCAACGGTTCATAATACAAAGATGAAGCAAGTGTTTCCACTTGTTACAAAAGACTTTATGAAGATGATGATTGGTCTCGGCGTTAGCGTCGGTATCGTTCTGATGATTCATTACGTTATCATTCCGAATGGATATTAGTATGATTGTGCTTGTGTGTGGCGGGAAAGAAAATTCAAGTCTTTCTCGCATCGATATGGCTTTAAGAGATATGGAAATCAACACAATCATAACTGGCGACACAAGAGGATATGATAGTCTATCTCAACAATGGGCAAACCAAAATAGCATCCCATGTAAAGTCTATAAAACAGAATATAATAAATATGGTAAGAGAGCAGGATATAAACGCAACGTCGCTATGTTCGATGAGAACGATATCGATTGTGTAGTAGCTTTTCCAGGTGGAAAGGGTACAGATATTATTCTTGCTATCGCAGATTCAGCTAACATACAAACAATAAGGATATAAAATAATGTCAGATACAGATTTTGAAGGTATGACAGATGAAGAGAAAGCAGCAAGGATTGCTCATGTATATGCAGGCTGTCTCGCATCCGTTGCACATATTAATATGGTCGTCGCAGCACCTGCTGACCATGCATCGGACGCTGGTTCTCTAACTCGCAACATTGAGCATATTAACATCTACCTCGCAAAGACAGGCTATTGGACAACTGAAGACTTGACTCCTCTACAAGATGCAGTAGCAGTGGATCAAACGGCTTTCAATGCAGCAGTAGCAGCACTATAACATGGTAGAAGATTATTCATTTGACTTTGGATTTACAGCAGTCGATGAAGATGAACTTGAAGCCGTACAGAAGCTAGAACAAGAAAAAAGTTCTGCTTCTGTAGAGGCTTTAGGTATACAAGAGCGTTTAGATGTGCTATACTCTTCTGTATTACCGTTGCTTAACAATCTAGCAGCGAACCCAGATAAGAGTTATATTTACTGGCCTAATCGTTTAGATAAGATTGAAGAGTTTCGTGATAAGTTGACAGAAATATATAGAGGATAAATTATGAGCCTACTTGATAGACTGACTAAAAATAGTACAGTCAAACTTACTGCTACGCTTTCCAACTCGAAAGTTTATGGTAAGAAAGAGATGGTGCCGACACAGGTGCCTATGGTCAATGTCGCATTGTCTGGTCGAGTTGATGGTGGATTGACACCTGGGCTTACAGTGCTTGCTGGACCATCAAAGCATTTTAAGACTGCATTCTCTCTACTAATGGCGAGTGCTTATCTGAAGAAGTATGATGATGCTGTTGTGTTGTTCTACGACTCTGAGTTTGGCACACCTCAAAACTACTTTGAATCGTTTGATATTGATATGGATCGTGTTGTTCATACTCCTATTATGGATGTTGAGCAACTGAAGTTTGATATCATGAAGCAACTTGACGGCATCGAACGAGGTGACCGTGTGTGTATCATTATCGATTCTGTGGGTAATCTAGCGTCTAAGAAAGAAGTCGAAGATGCTATGAACGAGAAGTCAGTCGCTGATATGTCTCGTGCAAAGCAGATGAAGTCTCTGTTTCGTATGGTAACACCACATCTTACGCTCAAAGATATCCCATTGATTGCTGTGAATCATACTTATATGGAAATTGGTATGTTTCCTAAAGCAGTTGTTTCTGGTGGTACTGGCATCTACTACTCCGCTGATAACATCTGGATTATTGGTCGCCAACAAGAGAAAGATGGCACTGATATTACTGGTTATCACTTTGTAATCAACGTAGAAAAATCTCGTTACATCAAAGAGAAGTCTAAGATTCCAATCTCAGTGACATGGGATGGTGGTATTAACAAGTGGTCTGGTCTGATGGCTCTGGCTCTTGAAGCGAACTATCTAGCGAAGCCTTCAAATGGTTGGTATCAACTTGTAGATCGTGAGACGGGCGAACTTGTTGGTGAGAAGAAGCGAGCAAAAGATATTCAAGATAATGGAAAATTTTGGACAAATATGTTTACAACCACTGACTTTTCAGAGTATATTAAGAGTCGATATACGATTGGAGAACACGCAATGTTTGCACCAGACGAGGAAACAATGGATGCTTGAACTAAAATGAACGGAACATTTATTATAAAAGAGGGGAACGAACTTATAACATATACAAAGTATGAAGACATACCAATGGTATTTGATAATGTTATAAAGTTTGAACCAGAATGGCCAGAAGGCCCACATACAGATGATGAACATGAATACATGGAAACTTTTAATGATAAGTTGAAAGAGTTGATGAAAAGGGAGAGAACATATGCCAGCAGTAACTAGAATTGGAGATGTAGACGTAGCACATTGTTCTGGTATGACAAGAGCTGCTGGTTCTGGTAATGTCTTTGTAAATGGTATTGGTGTAAGCAGACAATGTGATAATAACACAGGACACTTGTTACCACCAAATGTTCCACCTTGTGCATCACATTCAGCTCCAATTGCAACGGGTTCATCGACTGTCTTTGTCAACGATAAAGGTGCTGGTAGAGTTGGTGATGGTATTAGTGGTTGCACATCTGTTGCAGGTGGTTCGTCAAACGTTTTTGCTGGTGGTTAATATAGAAGGAATATTACATGATTGAACCTCTCATTCTAGGGAGTTTATTACATAATGAAGAATATACAAGGAAAGTATTACCGTTTTTAGAAGAAGAATATTTTGATAGTTTAGAGAACAAGCTAATCTATCGTACTATTGATACCTATATCAAAGACTACAACTCTGTACCAACGAAGGATGCTTTGCGTCTTTCGTTGGAAGAGTCTCGTAGTGTATCTGAAGAGCAGTTCGATGTTATCTGTAAAACTGTTGATGAACTATCGTATGATGAGAAGAATAGTGAAGACTGGCTGATTGATAAGACCGAGACCTTCTGTCAAGACAAAGCGCTCTACAATGCGATTCGTACATCGATTGGTGTTATGGATTCCAATGATAGCAAGCTAGACAAGGGTTCTATACCCAAGCTACTTCAAGATGCTTTGGGAGTGTCGTTTGACAATAGTGTCGGGCATGATTTTCTTGAGAATGTTGATGAGCGATACGAGTTCTATCACCATAAAGAAGCCCGACTTGAGTTTGATATCGATCTACTAAATACAGTTACGAAGGGAGGTCTTCCTCGTAAATCTCTCAATATCATTCTTGCTGGCACGGGCGTAGGTAAATCTCTTGCGATGTGTCATTTTGCTGCTAGTAATTTTATGCACGGCAAGAACGTATTGTACATCACAATGGAAATGGCTGAAGAGCGAATTGCCGAACGTATCGATGCAAACCTACTTGATGCATCTATCGATGAAATTCACACAATGCCTAAAGATGTTTTTGAAAAGAAAATCAATCGTCTGAAGAGTAAAACTACAGGCAAGTTGATTATAAAAGAATATCCAACAGCATCTGCTGGTTCTGGTCATTTCCGTCATCTACTAAACGAATTAAAACTCAAGAAGAACATCACACCAGATATCATTTACATAGACTATCTGAATATCTGTACGAGCAGTCGCATTAAAGCAAACGCTATGGCTAACTCTTATACTCTAATCAAATCGATTGCTGAAGAGCTTCGTGGTCTTGCTGTAGAGTTTAATGTTCCAATCGTATCTGCTACTCAGACTACACGTTCTGGCTTCAGCAGTTCTGATGTTGGTCTTGAAGATACTTCTGAATCGTTTGGTTTGCCTGCAACTGCTGACTTTATGGTCGCTCTCATTGCTACTGAAGAACTAGAAAAACTTGGTCAGATTATGATTAAGCAGTTGAAAAATCGATGGGGCGATCCAAATTCGAACAAGCGTTTCGTGATTGGTATCGACCGTTCGAGAATGAGGTTCTACAATGTAGAGCAATCAGCACAAGATGGTCTTGTAGATGATACACCAGTTATGAGTAATAGTCCGTTTGGTGAACGATGGGATGAAGAAGAGAAAGACTCGACCCTTCCCAAAAAGTATGGTAAAAATATATGGAAGGCTAGTTTTGCGTAATGTCGTACAAAATAAATCACAGAGATGGAGAATATGCGTTAATAGAAAATGAGCAAACCGTCATAATGACGTTTAAAAGTCGAAGGCGAGCGAATGAGGTGTGTAGAGGATTAAATCTTGGTAAAGGATTTAACGGTAACACACCCAATTTTTTCACATATTGTATAGCCCC